TTGAACCGAACAGGACGCGCCATGACTTTCTTTTCGACAAAGCCCGGTAGTTTGAAGCCAAGAGCTAGGTCTGTAGTACGTGGCGCAAACGTCGTATGAAGTGTTGGTACGATAGCGTGAGTCTGATCGCTTACGTCGCCAAAGATAAGCACATGACGTTCGGGCACAAAACCTGTAAAGAGCCAACCACCATCTGCCATCACATTCTCATGGTAGTCATAGCGGTACGCCCCAGGATCGAGCCCTTCAACACTAATGGTCCGCACGTTTTGATCCGCACCGAATGTCAAACCGTTATACGACATTTCCCAATCGGCTAGAGGCATCTAGATCACCACCCCCTAGTCCTAGCGGCCCAATCAATCTCACGAGCTATTTCGTCGGCAGTTGCAGTAGTCCTAGCGTTAACGGTAACATTCATGGGTTTAGTCTTACCCCAACTATCAGGCGTTCCGCCGCTATCCTGAATGCCTCTACGTACAGCTTCAGCTAGGATGCTCAAGCCGCGACTATGCAACGGAATAACGGCCTCGGCACCCTTTCCGGCAAATGTAGAGTAGTTACCTTCGCCAACCAAAAACGTAGGTCTTTGAGAAATAAACGACGCACGACGCATACCACCTGATGCCATACCAACAACGCCGCCTTGTTCGTTACCTATAACACCGCCACCGCTACCACCAATGATATTAGCAGCGATGTTAACAATCGTAGTGCCAGCGATGGCAGCTAGTTTAGCAGCAACACTAGCGATGGTAGATGACGCCTGATCGACCGCCTTAAGTGTAGCGTTGTAGGGCGATCCTTGAACGTAATCATTTGCCTTATCGGTGGCTCCCTTGACCTTGTTACCCGCACTCTGTGCCTGTGAACCCCACCGTTGGACGGAATTCGCTGCGGTATCTGCAGTCCCACTAGCATTACGCACAGAACGGTCAAAATCTTCTACAGCTTTAGAGGTACCGCGCGTAAGATGTTCAGATCGTTGCTGTTTCTGGTTGTAAATCTCGACCTTATCGTTGGTGCGTTCCTGTGAGGAAGCCAAGTTTTTCAATGCACCAGTAACTCCACGCATTAATCCAAGAGCGATTTTCAAGGCTCCGTTGTAGTTACCCTGCGCCAGATATGCCATCATAGTAAAGCGCGCGCTGTCTGACATTTCAACACCCATGCGCTCAAGGTTACCGATCATAGCCGCAAGGGTAACCTTTTGCTGTTTAGTACCTGCCTCGGCACCCGCTATAGCATTGGCCCAACCCTTAGCTTCCTGACTAGCCCCTAGATACGATTCGGCTACTGTCTGAATCTCTTGCTTATGCTCGGCCAAGCGATCATTAAGACGATTAATCTCCGTCTCTAATCCCTCACCCTTTAATAGATCGCCAGAGAATACACCCTGAAGCTGATCCCAAGTAGAGCGATTAGCGTAAGCATCCAGTTCTGCGCTAAGGTCACCTACACGGGCGGTAACATCGCCAAAGGTTTTCTTACCCGCTTCGACCTTATCAAAGAATACATCTGATCTTTGGTTTGCATCATTAATGGTTGAGATATATTGCTCAATACCCCAAACCAAAGCCATGATACCTACAGCGCCTACAACGCCCTTCAAAAAGGAAAGCGTCCTACCAAATCGTTGCGTGCTACTCGCAGCGGTCCCAACCTGTTTGCTAGCGGTTGCAGTTTGCGTACCAAATATACCAACACCCTTAGACGCATTATTTAAAATACCGGCTAGCTGGAACACAGAACGTAGGCGTAGCATTGTGGCGACAAAGGTAAGTATCTTACCACCAACCAGTAAGAACACTCCACCCAAAGCAACCACTCGCGCGATAAGTTTCTTAGTGCCAGGGTCTAAGTTATTAAAGGCGTCAGCTAACCGGCCTAACCAATCAGCTACCTTTAATAGATCGGGCATCAGTTCGTGAGCAAAGGCAATACCCAGGTTAGTAACCTGAGTCTTCAAACGCTCAAATACAAAGCTAGGGTCTTGCTGTTTCATAATCTGAAACTGTTTAGCAAGTTCCCCTCCAACCTTAGAACCCTCTAGCTGCGCAACAGACGCATTAAGTTGTTCAAACTGAGGGATCGCGGTACGGAAAAATCGGTTAGCCTGAATCGACCCTGCGCCGAACATATCTTCGAATGCTTGAGACCGTTCCTCCGTAGTCATATCCGCCATCTTCTTACCCATATCGGTAATAATGTCGTTCAATTGGCGGAAGTTACCTGTAGCATCGTATACCGACACACCTAGAACATCTTTGATATCCCCAGCGGATCGTGTGATTTGGTCGAGCGCACGCGACACGGAAATGGATGCCTCAGCCTGAGAACGCCCACGTAGAGTCAGGAACGCGATAGAACCAGACACCGACTCAAGAGCCTGATCCGTAGCCTTAGCTGAACCGATCACGTTACCGAATGCGTTTACTAGCTCGCCATACGTACCACCAGAAATACGCAGCATAGCAAACTGTCTATTCAGCACATCAGTTACGCTACCTGCAGATTTCCCGAAGGCGTTTTGAATATCCACAACACCACGGGTAGCCTCGCGCATTTGCACGTCACCGGCTACTGCAGCCTTAGATAGCGCGTTAACCGACTTGATAGCTTGGTCCGCTGTTTGTTCTGTGGTCGAGAAAATATCGTACAATGATTCTGCTATCTCGGTTCCTGCTACTCCAAATCTAGAGCTAACCTCTAGAGCCGCTACGGATAATTGATCCAAACTTTTCTTACTTAGCTGTGCCTGCGTATTAGCCAGGGCCATCGCATGACTGAAATCAAGGTTAGACTTGACCGCCGCGCCTGTAGCCCCAATGATAGCGATACCTGCACGGGTCATTCCACGACCAACAGCGTCAAAAGCTTGCGAGTAAGCAAACGCATTGAGGGAACCCCTGCCGAGGGTTCCCATCAATGTCTGTGCGCTGCCGCCAACGCGATTAATAGTCGCGCTTGCGCGATCTTCAGCGCGGATTTCCAAGATCATTAGCTCACGCGGGCTTAGCATCACGCTCCGCTTTCTCACCCTGTAGGTTGAGAATAAGCTTCATATCTTCTACCCAACTCGCATCTTCGTCTAGTATCTGACTAGGCATAACGTGTAATACGCGACACAGATTGATTATCGTTATACGCTCAAATACCCAATCCGGCTGTGGCTTCGTCGGGTACTGAATCGCTTGACGAAACCTCTCCACTTTTGGGCACATCATCTTCGTCATCATCCTGTGGGGGTTGATTCATTTCAAAAATCAATGATTCAATTTCAGACGCGATCTGAGGATCAAGTTTGACGATATCCGCTGTGTTCTTGAAATTAAGTAGCTTACCACTCTCGTCCTCAAGGTTATGATCGACGATGCAACGTGAGAATTCATAGTGCTGAATCTCAAGTGAGTCGGTATCAAACTCAATACCAGCCTTTCGACCACGACCCTGCCCGGCGCGCATAGTTGATCCGATATCCCTACGGCGAAGCATCTCACCATAAGTCATCTTGCGAAGATCAACAAACCCGTCAGGCAGGGTCTTAAGGTCAAAGTGTTCAGTTTTACTAGAGCTACTAGTTGCGTTAGGCATGTTCTCCCCCTACTTTAGTGCCTATTATGTCATAGTTTCGGCAGTCTTAACCACGACCGAATACTCATTCACCGTACTGTGGAAAGCGTGAGCTTCGACCACAGCGCGGTTTACGTCGCCCAGCGATGACAGGTTAGTAACATGAGATTCCGACGCGGTTGTCAATGTCGTAACTGTAATATCCTCAGTACCGCTAAGGATACCCTTTAGAGTGATAGAGCGGATCGTCTGCGCGATAAAGGCATCGTAATCAGCCTGAGTATCGTAATCGAATTCGTAACTCCATGCAGTTTCGCGCTCGCCCCAATTGTTGTACGCAGCCTTACGCTGCCCATTAAGACGGTTAGCGAAGGTAAGATTATCATTGATCGTGAAGTTGAACGTATCAGCGTCGGCCCTAGGAGTTGCCGTTGGAACCTCAAGCGTAATATCCCCAGGACCAAGCGGTTCACCCGTAGACCATGTAGGCGAACCGGCAGATTGAGTAGCCACGTCTGATCCCACGACGCTAACTGTAGCCATCATAAGACCGTTATCAACAGTCAAATTCAAGCTACCAACCGCACAGCCAACGTACCCGCGAGGGTTACTGCCTCGGTTGACGAGGATCGAAAGAGTCTTACGGTTTGTGACTCCTGCCGCCGTCGTCGTCTTAGCTACGTGTGCAGGAACGAACGTATACTCATACGGTCCTGCGCCAGTACGTGATGGAGTAGTACGCATTGCATACAGGAAGTAGATTAGCGAATCAGGTGTCACTTCGAAAGTAATCTCACCCTCGATGTGCGTATATCCCTGTACCGCTCCGCTTCGGCCCGCAAGCCCCCTAATATTGGTACGCCAAATCTTTTCCTCGACCAAGTTTAGGCTTTCGGATCGAATAGGAATCCACTTCGTAGGAGCAACATAAGTACCAAAGGTCACTTCAGGCGCGACACCTAAGGTACCTGCACCACCAACCTCAACGGTCACTTATCTTCACCCCCTTCCGTTTCGTCGTCTTTCTTAGTAGTATTCCTAACTTTCTTATTACTCTTGTCGATAACAGTGATTCCGTACCCGCCAGCCAGAAACGCCACTTCGTCGCGCTCTGCCTCTACGGTGATAGAACCACCGTTTTCGATGACCCCGAAAGGCGGTACTTCAATAGGATCACCGTCGGGGCGGTTAGGCTGATCGAGCGAAATGGTATATTCTGGCATTCGCCCTCCTAATTAAAATTCTGCTTTGATCGTGCTTCCCATTGTAGCCTCGTAACTTTAACGACAGCACTCTCCCTGATAGTGAAACCGGGTTGCATGAGACTTACGAAACCAAAGATAACTAATCCGGCCATTTTAGTGTTCTCATGTAGCAGGGCTTCGATATCTTCGGCCAATGCTGCGGCTTCACGTTGGTTGATTTCTGCCGATCCAACTTCCCCATGATAGACATAGATTCCTATTCTATGCGTGATAGAAAACCTATGTGTTGCGCCCTCGCCTGATAGCGTCCTATCCTTAGGGAATGGGGCTACACAGACAGAGGGATAATCAGGAATCTTGTTTTGATCGCCCCAATAGACTCTATGAATTTCTAATGTCTCTTTTTGCTGATCCAATAGCGCGACCATCGCGTCAACGACTTCAACCTCGCGCCATGTAAGATCAGCCATAAATGAAGTCCATAAATGCGCCTAAGATCGGGATATCAACGCCATCATCTAGAAATGCCCAATCACGCACGGGCATAAACCGTGTACCATCAAGGTGGAATCCTCCGTAGCCGGGTACGCCTTTTTCAGCGGTAGCACCGCCACCACCTGAACTAACACTCCAAGGTGCTGTACCTGCCGCATCCTTCAACGCACCACTTCTAACTAGAACGTCCATAGAGCTTCCTTCCGCAGCTTTACGTGCCAATGTCGCAGCCGCAAGAGGAACGAACGCGCCGGTAGCGAAGTTAGATGCTAATTCAGTGTTGACAATTTCACCAACATCTTCTAGGAACGGTGTCATATCTTGCAGCCTAGATTCAAGCGCAAACATATCTGCAGCGTAATCCTGCCCCGCCACCACAAAGATGCCAAGCGAAAGAGTCATCTAGAATTCCATATCCATAAAGAACTTACGATCAGGTTGAGTAGTATCCTCCACGACAGTCTTGCTATTCGGCCAGAAATCATCTTCGGACCAATCGATCCCCGAAGTGATACCAGCCTCAACCAAGGTTAAAGTACCCTCGCGTAGTTGCTGGATCAACTCATCCGCCCGCCGTCTAAGACGAGTAGCATGAGTGCTGGTAACATCCGCATCAATAGCATACTTCTTATCGTACAAATCCGCCGCCATATACATAGACGCAATTTCACGGATCAACTCCGGTGTAGCAACTTGACCGCCGGTAGGATTAGCATCCCAATTGGACGCTTGATCTCCATATATACCAGCTAGCGTACCTCGAAGTGTACGATCTACTGATGTTGCGATAGGTTCGGCCTCATGGACCGTGTGAAACTTAACCTTGTCTTCATCAAGGTGAGCATTCGCGTCAGTGAAGGTAGCTAAACTCATTCCTTAATCGTAGGCTCCCTACGGCCCTTAGGAGTATCATCAGCGTTCTGAGCCTTAGCTGCAGCCGCTTCCTCATCCTTAACAACCTTAGCGGGGTCCTTACCAGCTTCCCGCGAAACCTGATCAGTACGAGCGCGAAGCGCGACCTTAACATCTTCCTCAGATGCGGGTCCCGCGTTCACTTGCTGCGCGGTCTGCTCAGGCTCAGGCCATTCCTGTGACTGTGTAACACTAGTTGTGCTTCCCAACGTTGCAACAATCTCAGCAGGATTGCCGATAACTCCGGCTTCCCTAAGAGCATCCTTGTCAACGCCGGAAGGAACGGGATCACCTGCCGAAGCCCGCTTCTTAGACTTCGTACCATCCGCGTTCTTTTCACCGTCGTAGACAAGATCGGTAAGCAAAACGTCAGCCATTTTCCCTCCCTTCCTTACGCAATTGCAGCCTTGATTAGATATCCACCAGTGGCCTTACCAGTTGCAACCGCATCAACCGAGATAAACTTAAGGTCGTAGCGACGAGTAGTACGAACGGCCCAACTCTTGCGGTCGTTATCGTACCAACGGTCCACAGGCTGTGTCTCGCCCTCAGGACCGCTCCAAACGAACTCGTACGCAAACGCAGGTTCATCTCTAGAAGGCGACGGAGGAACATTGGCCAGAATAACGTCCTTACCCCACAGGTAACTGTAGGAAGGCGTCAAGCCCAAAGCCGCCGAGTTAGCGATAGCTCCCAGACGGGTAATGGTTCCGATACCCGTAAGATCGGCAACCGCACTAAGAGAACGGTTTTCAGCCAGGGGAGTGGTCTTCATACGGTCAAGGAAATCAGGGTGATCTTCAAGGATGGTCGCAACCTCACGGCCCATACCCGTAACGTTCACCTGACGACCAGTAGCGAAGTAAACCTTTTCGACTGCATCCTTCAGGTCACCAATAGGATCGCTGTTGGTGTAGTCACTCCACTGTGACGTACCGGCCAGTGTAACCGTGTGGCCAGTTGCGTAGTTAGCTGCAGTACGCAACATAGCCTGCATGAAGTTTTCACGGTTAAACAAAATCCAGTCCGTCGTACGCTGCGTAGCCCTTCCCATAACATCGAAGCCGGGATCAGCGTTAGCCGGTTCCTCAATCGCAACCCAATCCTTCAGGGAGTGTTCCTCCGCAAAGTACGAATCGCGGCTAAGGCCCATAGGCGGCACTTCATGAGTCTGTGCCCCCGGCCCGCGCAAGTCCTCAACTACCGTCATCGCATAGTTGCGATCTTCGACGAGGTACTTATCAGATTGTTTATCGACCGGAAGTGCCGGGAAGAAAATACTACCCTGGTACTCGGGGTTACGATAAGCAACGCTGATTTGCGTTAAAACCTGATCAACGTGAAGTATCTGTGGATCACCGTACACTGTTTAAGTCACCTCCTTATTCAACTAGATTACGGGAGTGGTGCTTGCTTGCAGTCAAGCTCCACAGGCACAAGCTCGCCTGCGCCACCTGCAGCCTTACGAGCGAGACCAGTCGGGAAGCTTCCTGCCGTAGCCAATGTAACAGCACGACCCGAAGAATCCGACATAACTCGTGCGCCTAGCGAGATCGCAGCGCCAGCTT